GTTTTGTATATCCTGCGCCCGCCGTGAGGCATAATTGCTTCGCTTTCAGGCAGCTTTATCATTCCGTCTTCACGGGCAAGCGCGCCGGGGATACTTGAAATTGGCATTTCTTTCATTCTACACCCTTAGAGCAGACACGGTGTCTACTCTAAGGGCATTTGAAAAGTGAGGCAATGCCCCTAGATGCGCCATTCAGGAGCGAACGGCACCTCGTCATCCAGGTCTGCACCGCCGCCCATTCCACCAGTCGGGGGGGCGCTCGCGTGCATCGCCTTGACTGGCTTTACGTCAATGCCCTTGTCAGATGGCGCAACAGCGGCAATCCAGTTACCCCGGATAAACTCGTCTGGAAGCTCACGGTCAGGCATGGACCACTCCATGCATTTAACTATCATGGGTTTATTGCAAAGCGCAGATGTCAATTCGTCGTCGTTCGGCTTGCCGCCCTTGGACAATTGCCCGCCTGCGTTTTTATCAATCGCAGCAAGCATCCGGCGGGCCTTGTCGCGCTTTTTTGCGGCCTTGTCGGCGTCCTTCGCGTTCGGGTCATCATCCGTGACCCACAGCTTGTGAAACACCTTGCGATTTTTGTATTCATCCGGCGAAAGCACAGACCACCGCAGCGAGATAAAAGACGCATCGTCTTTCGTTTCCCATTTGGCTTCATCAATCAAAGCCAAGACGCTCGACCCATCGGGAATAGGGTCGAGATTGCCGGAAGGAATTTCATATTCCGTCTCGGCGTTTTGTGCGGCGTTTCCGCCGTCGCTTAAATCCCAGAAACTCATTCTGCATCGTCCTTTTCTGTGGTTTTGGTAGGTGCCGTGATCTGCCCGCCAAGCGCAGGAATATATGGCGAAAGAGGGTTTTCCCCCGGCTGCACTGGTAACGCTTTGGTAATACCGAAGCGGTTTTTCGACACGTTGGCGGCGGTGCTGTAGGTAATCAATTCACGCGCGCCGGTGCTGATGGCTTTCTTGCGCTCGCCGTCCTCGCCCTTCGTGAACATCGCCAGTTTGATAAAGCCCACCAAGTCCACATCATCGACGTAGGGCGGAAGGCTTTTTGGCGGCAACCGCAGACTGTAGCGCATATAATCGTCGCTGTCGGGTAGCCGCATAGTCTCCACATCGGCGTGAGCCACAAAGACAACGTGCATACCTTTGCGGGTATTCATAACGCCAGCTGCCTTTCGCACTCGCTGGTGCATCGAGGTCACAGCCGCAGCGCCTGCGCCATACCCGCCAAGGGCTTGGTTGATACTTTTCGCCTTGATGTCGCTCGCCAGAACATCTGCGATGAACATCCGCTCCAGTGCCGTCACGCTGTCAATCACGCACGTCTGGTAATCGTGATCTTCATTGCACAGCGCAGTCAGTTGTTCCCAAAGTTGGGCCGACTTATCCACCATAGGAAAAGCGTCTGGCCGGTTGGGTTCGGGGATGGCCTGCAAGCCATCCTCTGCGCGGATGAAAATGGGATTGGGGAATGTTGCTGCAAGGGACGTTTTGCCCGTGCCAGCATCGCCGCAAAAAGTCGCCAAAATGGGTCGATCTTGCGGCTTTTGGATTTGCTCCAAAACGCTCATCTAAGAGCCTCCTATAATATGTGGGCATTGCCCAGCGTGGCCGGTACACGCTCTCTTCCCGACTGTTGACACCCTATGCGCTTTCAACATAGGTTGTCAACAGCGTTTCGTGAAAGGTTAGGGACATGAAGAAAAACGACGCATTGCAGCACTTTGGCAGCGAGCGCGCTATCGCTGAGGCGATTGGCATATCTGTTCAGGCGGTCAACAAATGGGGCGATGACGTGCCGCCATTGCGCGCCTACCAACTTCAAGAGAAAATCCGGGCGGAACAGGTGAAAGAAACCAAATGAGCATGGCAGACAATGCCAGCGCGTTTCGCGCCGCTGGTTTTCGCGTGTTCGCGCTGCATCCAATCAAGGGCGAAAAGTGCCAATGCGGCAACCCACATTGCCCAGAAAACGCCGCCGGCAAACACCCACTGGCCTCGAATTGGCAGCACACGCCAGAATGGTCCGACGATCAATGGGAAACGATTTGCACCTATCAGCTAGCAACCGGCTACGGCGTGTTGTGCAGGGGCTTGCTGGTGGTGGATGTAGACGCTCGCAACGGCGGCCTTGAGAGCCTTGAGGCTCTAACAGCAGAGTTTCCAGAGATCACTGGCGCGAGCCTTGTGGTTAATACCGGCAGCGGTGACGGGTCACGGCATTACTATTTCACATGCCCGACAGACGCGCCGCTGATGTCGCATCTTGCCGCGTATCCAGGCATTGATTTCAAGTCATCCGGTTATGTCGTCGGTCCGGGCAGTTTGCACAGGAGCGGCAACACCTACGCCATAGCTGTAGGATCGCCCGATGATATAGACGCCCCGCCCGCTGCGCTCATGGACGCCCTGCGCAAGCCAGAGCGGCACCGCGCGGAATACGACGGTCAAACGCTTGACGTGTCGCACGCCGACATTGCCGATATGTTGGGTCATGTTGATCCTGACACCGACTATGAAACGTGGATCAGGTGCGGCATGGCCGTTCACGATGCCACAGGCGGCGCGGGTTTTGACGTATGGGACGAATGGTCAAGCAAAGGCAGCAAATACAACCCCGCAGCGATGGACAGCCATTGGCACAGCTTTGGGCGATCGGCCAATCCCGTCACGATTGGCACTCTGATACATCACGCGGAGGCGGGCGGATGGCGTATGCCTGTAACGTTCACGCCAGATTCGGCATTTGACTTGCCGCAAGATCAGGAAGAGCCGCGCAAAGATGGCTTGCCGTTTGATGTTTCCGGCGTTGACCTCAAGTCGCCGCCGGGATTTGTCGGAGACCTTGCCAGATGGATTGAGGCGCAATCTCGTCGCCCGCGCGAAAACCTTGCCGTTGCTGCCGCGCTGGTAGCCGCTGGCAACGTTGCGGGATTGCGATACACGGACGACAGGGACGGCGTGACGGCCAATCTCTTTGCGTTTTGCGTGGCAGGATCACGAACCGGCAAGGAGGCCATCCAACAGGCAGTGGCGCAAGTGCATCGCGCGGCAGGCATTGCCGGGGCAACACACGGCGCGATCAAATCAGAACAGGAGATTGTGCGCAATCTTACGCGCCACCAATCCGCGCTCTACGTCATCGACGAAATCGGCATATTTTTGCAGAAGATCAAAAACGCCCAAAACAAGGGCGGCGCGCTGTATCTTGATGGTGTGATCGGGATGCTAATGGCGGCATATTCCAAGGCTGACGGCTTTATGCTGCTGACCGGTGATGCCAAGGAGGAATTGCGCGCGGCGATGCTCAAGGAGTTGTCGCAGCTTCGCAAAAAGATCGAGGATGCCGAAGCGGGGCTATATGCAGAAAAGCGAGCCGATCAGTTGGAGCAAGCCTTGGGCAATCTTGACAAGGGGCTTGAACGGCCTTTTCTGAGCCTGATCGGCTTCACTACGCCCGTCACGTTTGACGAGTTGGTAGACTTCCAAAGCGCGACTAACGGATTTATCGGGCGAGCGCTGATTTTCAATGAGCGCGACACCGCGCCTCGTTCGAAGCGGCGCTTCAAGAAATCTCCCATGCCGTCACCGATGGCGGCGGCCCTGGTGCAGATATATACCGGTGGTGAATATGACAGCACGGCGTTTGACCGGGTGGAATATTATGGCAAGAGGCGCACCATACCGACAAGTGAGGCAGCGCTGGACATGCTGGACGCGGCTTTAGACTGGACCGAAGATCAGGCAGAGGCGCACAGGTCACGTAGTGGCTTGGAGGCGCTCTATTTGGGGGCGTATGAGCTAATCAGCAAAGTCAGCCTTGTGCTGGCCGCTCCAGAGGGTAGGCGCACCGCTGAGCACGTTCGGTGGGCTTTTGCGCTGGTGCGGCGCGACGTGGAAGAAAAGGCGCTTATGGTGACGGCAAACGATAGCGCCAAGGATGCGCCGAAACGGGCGCTACAAGCCAAGCTGATGGGGATTATAGGGGGCGAAGATGGCGAAACGCTAGGCGTGATCGTAAACAAGTGCCGTCGTTACAAGCGACAGGACGTGGAAAAAGCTCTTGCAGATATGGTGGAGAAAGGCTTAGCGTCTTGCGCTGAGGTTGAGGCACCTAGGAACGGCAAAAAAACCATCAGATATACGCTAGTTAGTTACTAGATAGTCTCGCAACCCTTTGAAAACATGTCAGATAGTCAGATAGTTCTGATATCCCGACCCCCACAGTGTAGACCATATATATATTAATCTTATGTCTCTCTTAGGCTTACGTTACGTCAACTTGTGCAGGTTTGTGCTTGCATGTTGTGTGAAATCAATCTAGGTTGATAACAACAACAACGACGACACGCCACAGAGAGAAAGACAGAGACATGACCGCAGAACGCCACATGGTAACAATCGAAACAGAAAAAACCGGCGCAATCATGATGATGCCAGAACAATTTGACCTTTTATTGCAGTGCGCCCAGGTCGGCCTTGATGGGCTTTGCGACATAAAGCCAAGCCAAAAGAGTGATGCTGACGCCCTTTGGAATATGGTAACCCGCGCCGCTGCAAACCATGCCGCATGACCACACCGCCCGGCCAAAACGCGGGCGCACAACACAAGGAAGTAAAGGCGCTAAGAAATGAACACGGATGAAATGATCGAGGCCATCGCGCAAAAGGTGGCCAAGCGTGTCGAAAAGCTCCTGATCGACCAGCGGCGCGCGGCG